ACTTTGTAGTTAAGTTCTATGCAATTTTGTTTTCATGAGCGAGTATAAACAAACATCATTTAGTGGTGGAATGAATCTCCTTTTGGATGATACTAGATTACCTGTATCATTCAAGTACAAGGAAGGCCAGACTCCTTACGATATTACATATAATCAATATCGTCTAGGCCTCAATATTCGTACTCGCTTTGATGTAGCCAGTCCAGTGCCATCATCTGTGGTCGATACTACTGCGCCAATAGGCATTAAACAAGCTCTTATTTCTTTTGGCAACTATGTAATTTTGTTTTGTGCTGGGTATGGCTACTATAAATTAAATGGAGCAAATGGATGGACACAAATAAATGGATTTTCAATGTCAACTGTGGCCCCTAGATATTGGACTTGTGTAATTCCCTTGGCAACTACCAATTACGCTAGATTTGCAAATCCTACAGACACGTCCGGTTCAACTATTCCTTCAGCAAATGCAGGGATAAATCAAGCTCAATTTAACCAAATAGCTGGATCATTTGCCAATATCCCCGGTCTGCTTGTACAAGATGGCGTTAACCAGCCACAATTTATCTATATTGATCAAACCGGCACAATTCAATGTAGAATAACACAGACATATCAGCAATGGTCATTTCCGATAAACCCAACTACGCTAGCTTTGACTGGCCCAGATCTTCGAGAATATGTACCTATTGGAACCTACATGGAATGGTACAATGGAATACTATTCATTGTAGACCCAGTCTTTACATACATATATAGATCTGTGTCAGGGCGTCCACTTGATTTTGTAATAAATGTAGATATAAATGGGCAAAAAGGCGGAGATGCTACCACTACATCCTACTCTGTAGGTGTTTCTGGTATAACTGCAATGAGATCAATGCCAGGAAATATACTATTTGTTGCAGCAGGTGGAAGTTCATGTTTCAGTGTTACATTAAATACTAATGCCACTGCTCCTACAATTTTTGGCGAATACACATTCATCCGCACAATCATGTTCAACGCAAACTGTATAACAGAGCGAGGCATAATCGATGTACTAGGCGATAGTGTCTTCATTGATGCAAATGGATTACGTTCGTTTAATTCAGTTGAACAACAACAGAATGAAGGGCGGAATTCTGTTTTTAGTTCGACAGTACAGAGTCTATTTACTGGAATATTTCAAAATGCTCCAGTCACTGCAAATACACCTTCTACTCCTGCTGGATGGTGTAGTGCGGTACTCTATGACAATTACGCTCTATTCTCAGTTAATACTACTCTTGGCTATGCAATAGTTGTGTATGATACAATCAATAGTTGTTATCAAGGACTTGATATTACACAACTCAATGGGCATGCTGCTAAACAATTTGCTGCAATTACAATCTCTACTCTTGCACTTTATGCAATTACTGATGATGATAGAGTAGTTAAATTATATGCATCTACGACTGAATATGATACTGCTACTATTCGCCTTGGCTCTGTGTGCGAACAAGACCCAAAGAAAGAGCTGAAAGTTAATAATGTGCGTGCCATACTCACAAACATCACAGAAGACATATCAGTCACTTGTGGTCTATTCATCAATAATAGATTCTCTGCCGCACTAGAGACTGATATAGAATATGCAGCGCCAAATCCAGTATATACTGGCACTCAAGTTGGAACAGATGTTGGTACGCAAACAAACAATTTAATTTTCCAATTCACAGACTCTAGTGCTCAAGGATGGAAAGCTTTTGCTACATTAACATGGAATGGCGGGGCAAATCTAACATCTACCTCATTGTCAACGCTTGACTTTACTCCACAAAATCCTCCCAGAACTCAAGCAGTAATGAAACTAACAAAATGAATACATCACTTTTAACAGAAACGTTGCGACGGCCCACAGGGCCGGAGCACGTTTCTTCGACTAGGGGCCTCGGCCGAGTGGGCTTGAGGTACGGCAGCAGAACGGGTGGCCGAACTCGGCCAGAGACGAACGGAGGCAAGATATGAGCCTTTACTATGTACTAGATCAATTAGGCAAGAAGATGGGACTAAATCCATCTGATTCAACACAACGTGCTATATTACTTGATAAAGTTCGTACAGCAGCTAAAGAACTTTACGATACTTCTGATATGGCTGGTAGCCTTGAGGAAGAACTATTTAAAGTAAATGGAAACCAAACTATTGCTTTCCCAGCTTACATGGGGGATATTAGAGCAATGCGGGAAGGTTTTGATAGAACAGCTATTAAACTATCTCAGATGCGCCCTAGGTATAATCAATTTAACTGGGAAGATGGCTGGAGAAATTGGAGACAAAAAGGCCTTCATGCCTTGCAAACTAGTCTAAGAAATCAATCTCAGCTTACTTTAACTGTGCAAGAAGTTGAGAATCCACCAGTTACTGTGTATGTCTCTGGCCCAATTGTTGGTGCATCAATGGCTAGTGAGGCTGTTGTAATGTCACAAACCTCAGTACAAACAGTTAATGCTTACTTAGATATAGCTGCCTTGACGAAACAATGTACTAATTCTTGGGATATTAGTATAAACGATGCTGATGGAAATCAAATTAGCTATATTCCATGCAATCAAATACGCGCATTATTTCAAATAATGGACATCTCTGATGCACCATGGTTCATACCTAATACTAATGCTTTGTTTGGTTGGGTTGAAGTATTGTATAAAAAGGCACTCATCTGGCTAACTAATGACTCAGATGAATTTCCAGCACCTGGATATGATGATGTCATTGTCTACAAATGTTTACAAAGTTATTATGAAGATCAAAATAATCCACAAGCAGCTATAGCATACTATCAAAAAGCTATGACTGTTTTAGCGCAGATACATGAAAATGCAAACAGAGGAACAGATGATGTTGCTTCATTGTGTGAACATGGGCATGACAGAATGAATCATCGTACTGGATTTGGAAGAGACTGGCGGTTTGCTTATAGAATAACAGGACGATGAAAGATACTCCAAAATTCATTGATTTGTTTAATTTTGTTCTTTCTAATAAAGGACAGAAAACTTTTATTGGAATGTCAGACGAGCAGATTGTTTTATTGCTAGAGGCATGCATAAAGAATGGAACATTGTTCTATAAATGTGACAATAACAATAACATAATTGGAGCAATTATAGCTGAACTTAGACCAAATAACATACTATTTGTAACAGAAAATCTTGCAATGAACATAGAAAACTTAAAAGATTTTGCTAAAAAGGCCAAAGAAACTTGGCCTAATCATAAACTTCAATGGCTTAAGAGAGGAATTTTCAAATCGCCAAACACAAATAAACTTTGGAGGAAACTACATGTATAAAATATATCCAGTTTTGCTTAGTGGTGGTGAGAGTAATCAAAGCAATAATTACAATCCACAGGCTACACCAGATCAGTTCTCTGCAATGTATAACCAATACTTGCCACAAACATTGCAAACTATATCTGGACAAGCTGCCCCAGTAGCTAGTTCTTTAGCTAATGCTGCGGCAGGAGCTAATCCTACTTATACAGCTTCTGGTCTTGGCCAACTTGCACAATATGCTCCAGCGTATCAAGCCATTGGTGGGCAATTATCACAGCAACAAGCCGGAACAACTGCACAACTATTAGGAGGAATGGGTGGAGTATCTGCGGCTGAAGCAACTGGATTATCCAATGCATTAAATCCAACACAAGATGCTGCTCAAAATCAAGCAACAAATTTAGTTAATAGCATCAATCTTAATGGTTTATCTGGAGGTGAACAAGCCGCCACAGAAAGATCATTAAATCAATCTAATTACGCCACCGGAAATCTTGGTCTAGATAATGCTACTAATGCAGTATCAAATGCTATGAATTTTGGTAACGCATTACAGGCTAAACGAACTGCTCTAGGTTCCGCTCTTGGCACTGCTTCTACTGTAGCCTCTAATCAAAATACATTTGCTAATCCAGTTAATACAGCATTAAACTCCGGAAACACTTCTTCTAATTTTGGCCTTGGAACATTTAATCCAACACAAGCTAATTCTACGTTAACAACTCCATATAACACTGCTACTGGATTTGGCACTCAATTAGCTGGTGTATCAGCTGCATCTAGTGGATCTGGCTCTGGTGGCTCCGCTCAAGGCGCTTTATGTTGCTTTATATTTCTTGAAGCACTTAATGGATACCTTCCTTGGTGGGTCAGACTCTGTAGAGATGAATACTACCAAAAAGAACCAATAGTTGCCATTGGGTACAAGAGAATGGCTAAATGGCTTGTGCCAGCTATGAAATATATTCCTGGTGTTAAATGGATAATCAATAAATTAATGGTTCGTCCTATAATTGCTTATGGTGGCTATATTAAGCAAGTTAAAGGATATGAAGAAGGATATAAATACTATGCATATAAACTTGTATGGTTTAAAATCTGGAAATTTATAGGTAAATTATGAGCACTGACTACGACCAACCTTACGATGACAAAGACCAAGCTAATGGTTCTTTTGCAGGATATACACATCAAGGATTTGATCCTGCTATTCACTCATCTGGAAAAGATGCTAATAATATCTGGGTCTATAATACTAATGGACTTAACCATGCTTCTCAGCAAGCTAGTGGAGTAGGAAGTCAAATAAAAGCTCCTATTCAACAAGAGCAAGCAAAATCTGGTCTTATTGGACAAATAGCTAGTAACTGGACACCACCACCTCCAATAACAATGCCAGGTTTACAGCCTTTGCAAGGGGCGATGACTCCTAGTCAGGGTGGTACATTATTAACTGGAGCAGGCCAAGGACTTGGAGATACTGGACTTGGAAATGCTTTAACCTCTGTTGGAGGTGCATTAACTGGAGCTGGTTCTGGTGGAGGACTAGCTGGACTAATAGCAGCATTACTATAACTATTATATGGCTGATATTCTTGACGTTTTGGGCGGTGCAATTTATGGAGAAAAACCAAATCCTGCGGCGCAACCGTATGGAGTTAATGACCAAGGAATACAAGTAAACCAAGATGGCTCTACTTGGAGCCCTCCTACAAATGTTCCTCCAATAAATCCTCCAAATTTGGTTCAACGTATGTTTAGTCCTGCTGCACGAGAAGCAGCACACTATAATACAATGTACCAATTAATGGGGCCAGAAGCTGCACAAAGAGCTATTGCAAATGAAAGTGCTCAAAAATTAATAGCTAATCAAAGATGGGGAGCCTTAACGCCTCAAGATCAGCAAGCAACTGGTGGTGATTTTAATCGTGCATACACATTAAACAATGGAGATTTTTCTTCTGGAAATTTGACTGGTACTGCAAATAATTTGTCTGATTTGCAGCATGGAGTTCCAAATGCAAGGGGTGCAGCAGATTTTAATTCAGAACTGGCCAGAGCAAATACAGCTAAAAATATAGCTAACAAATCCATAATGGCTAGCTTGTATGGTACTCCCCTAAAAGAAGCCTCTGCTGAAGACATTGAAGCACAAAATCGCGGAACGATTGGATATGGAGAGAGTGAATTAATTCCACATAAACTTTATAATGAAGGGTTAGGTGCAAGAAATACAACTGAAAGTTTACAATCTGAATATCCTTTGATTGGTCAACGTGCAGAACTTGAAGGTTCAAGACTTGGAGGAGAAACTGCTGCTCAACCTTCACTTAATAGTGCTTTACTATCACAAGCTAATGTTGAACAAGCTATGTCAGGTGGATCAGAAACTAATCTTCCATATTCCTTAATTTCTCAACGAGCTAATGCACTAGGAGAAGCTTATCAAGCACAGAATCCTGCAATATATAATATACCTGGGCAAGGACGAATTGATCCAGGGTCAGGACTTGTGTACCCTGGCCGGTATATGTCGCCAGAAATGAGAGCCGCTTCTGGGTTCTTTGGTAATTCTCCTGATGCTTTGATGGGCAGTCCTGGTGGTCATATTATGCCAACTGGTGCAGTTACTAAAGATGGTAAGTCTTTACCATTGCCACCATCTAGTGTGTACAATACACAACCTGCTGGTATTAATCCTCTCGGAGGAAGATTACTTGGCAATGCTGGACAACAAACATATAATGGAATAACTCATGATCCAATTCCCAATACTCCATATGAGCAAGATAAATATGGAAATATCTATGCTCAGATGGATCATAGGTTTGTTGGTACCCCTGAAACTATAAAAGGAACTCCATTAGAAGCTATTGTAAAACAACAACAAAAAGTAAATGATAATGTAGAAAAAGCTATTGACGCACATAAACAATTTCACGGCACTGGAACATTAATTGGACAGCCTAGCCTAATCGGAGCTAGCTTAGGTGGAAATGACTTAAACACTACTCCAACGGAAAGCCACCCGGCATTAACAAAGCATGAATTAATTGGCCAACTAGGTATGCATCTAGATAGCAATGACCAACTTCAATATGGCAGTGGTTGGGCCCAAAGAAATGGACCCGCAGATTATCAACGCTTAATAGGTCAACAGCTTCCACAACAACCAAATCAATGGATGATTGACCGTGCTCAAAAAATTCTAGCTAATCAATACATACCTAAATAATATGCCACAACGACCCCCTACTCCACAAGAAGCTGATTGGTATCAATCGCAAGGAATTGATCCTTCTCAGGTTATGTTAAATATACCTGATGAGCCAGTTAGCCAGGCTGCAACAATTGGTCGTACATTAAAAGCTCACGTTGGCGGTGATATTGGCGGTGGCGTTGGAACTATTGCAGGGTATACTGGTGCTACTGCATTACTTGCTCCATGGTTAGCTGGTCCTGAAGTTGGTCTACCTACTGATATTGTCGAGCTGGGTGCTGGACTTCTAGGCGGTACTATTGGTGCATTGGCAGGAGGCGGTGTAGGACAAAAAACACAAGAATCATTACAAGGCCCGGAAAAAACTGCATTACTTCAACAACAACTTGCAGAAGCTTCTGCTCAACATCCATACACTTCTGCTGCAACTGATATTGGCGCATCTGCTCTAGCCTCTGGTGGATTTCCTGGAAATCCTATGAGCGTTGGCAGAGGGCTAATAAATGCATTAAAAGGTGGAGGTCCAGATATTGCAGCAGTTAAAGCACTTGTAATGCAAGGAGATACAGAAGGTGCTAATACACTTGCAAAAACTTTAAATGCAAATAATCAAGATAAAAGAGCTTTAATTGGTTCTGCATTTCAAGCAGCTGTCAATCCAGCTATTAGCACTGGTATATCTTTAGCGCAAGGACAAGGAATACCGTCTGTCAAAGAGCTTGGAGAACAGGCTCTTGGCGGCGCTATATTTAGTAAATCTTGGCTACCGCATGGACGTGCAGGATTGCCCAAGCTGAGCCAAGAACCAGATGAAGTCACTAATAAAGAAGGAGAGAATAATGAACCTGTAGACAGAGATAAGCCAATAGAAAGCCCTTGGACTGAAAAGACTTCAGAAGGTGACTATAATATTGATGATAAATCTATAAAGATTGAATGGCTTAAGAGACATAGAACTCTTATTTCTGATATAGATGACCCTGTTGAAAAAGCACAGGCTAGAACAAAGAATAATGTTCTTCAAGAAAACACTGATTATGATGCAATGCGGAATGATCTACACTTAGAGCATTTAGTCTCTGAAGAACCTATTGGTGATGTTCGCGATGAATCGCCAGAACAATATGAAATTACTCAAGATGACTCCAACGCTCGGCCGCAAGCGGCCTCGCCGGCTCCGCCCGCAGCGGACGTCGGCTCCAGAGTGGGGCCACTCGCAGTGACTCCGTCCGGTGAAGGGGAGGCTTTGAATGAAGCTAACCTCGGCGGGCTAAAGCCCGCCTCGCCAAGCGAAGGGGCGGCCTCAGCGAATCTGCATGGTTCAGAAGTGCATATAACTGACCCTAATGGATTGGTGCATCAGATACTATTGGAGGGAAGTGCGGAAGATGGAACAAGAACAGGAATTGAGAAGTCAACAGGAAAACCAGTAACTATATCACCGAAAGGAGAAGTAACATATGCCAGTGAGAAGCAAGGCGCAGTGGGCATTCCTAGCAATGCATCACCCGGAAATACTCAAGAGGTGGCAGAAGGAGTATCCAGTGGAACACAAAAACCTGCCATTGTACCATCAAGTACAGAAGGAAGATTATCAGCCGAAGAAGAAAACGAACTGAAAAAGATGGGGCTTAATGCGCCTCCAGGAGCGGAGGCTCCAGAATACATCCCAATGCCGCCTCTTATATCAAGCGCCATCTTGCAAGGCAAGACGCCCACTACTGGGGATATATTAGAGGCTCTTGGAAAGACAGAGCATAGGTTTGCACCATTAGCTAAAGCACTCCATGAAAGTGCGGATGCTGAGAGCTTAAAGACTCCTTGGTATCATGATCCTAGATTGGATACTGATAATTTTCCTTCTGGTTATACTGGGCCTAGAAGGAGTCATTATTCTATGAGCAGAGAAGGTAGAGTTAGGGTT